CGAATTTGTTCATGTTCTGAAACAATAACATACTTATTACGGAGTTCATAGACATCCGTTAATACAGCATTTTTGTCCCAACCAGAACAATCTGATTTAGAAATTAAATAACAGCCTTCAAACTGGGATATAACATGATCGAAACCACCCATTTGTTTTGTCATTCCGTATTTAATATACCCCTCCCTCCAATCATCCATGATGGCTTGATTTTGAAAATCATATAACCACTTGCTTTTGAACAAAAAGGTTTTGTCCTGGCAATCAACCAATCTAATCTTCTTCCTCTTAATATCATAAATAGTCAAGAACTCGTTCTTAAAATTAACAATAGATATGGGTATATGATCAGTATCATCGACATACTTCTTAAAGGGTTTGGAATCCAAGTACTCCTTTGTCTTAGGAATCCCGGTTTTTTTCCCGATCATTCCAGAGGCAGAGGTACTTGCAAACTCCATTGGGGCATTACGCCCAGAATGTGTGGGTTGCAATAGATACTTCCGTAAGTACCGCTCCCCATAGGTTTTAGCTACCACATAGAGCTTATCATCAATATCAGGATAAACTATAGGTTTATCGTTTTTATCAATAGCTATTTTGTAATTACTACCATTTGGTTGTACTTCTTTACAATTAACTAGATTATAGATATAATTAGATGACTCACGATCTACTTTCGCAAATTCCTTAAAATAGGTATCCAGTATCATTGTCATGCTATCCGGATTGTTTTTCAATTTAGGTGCCTGTACTAAATTCATCTGACCCACAATTTTCATGTGGTCAAAACCTGGGCCCGTAGGTGGAGGTAGTACTTCATAGTATACACAGCCAAACCCAGGCAGACCAAGGAGTCAGATGTTTTTAATCCACTGTTTAAACAGTGGGGCGCCAAAATTGACATAAACGTTGTGTTTATTGTCACCAAGAGAACCAACATGGATTCCACCAATAACACCATCATCATTGCAAAAGAAAGGACTTCCACAATCTCCACACTCAGAATTAGCACCATGATAAACCAATGTTTTGGAATCATCATACTTAGATTCAGCAGTTGAAGGAGAATATTTAAAAGTTCCACCTCTCTCAACAATGAGATAACCGGATCCTTTTGGGATGCGGGCAACAGCAACATCAAGGTTAAATACCCGACAGGAAAATCTACCAGGCATATCTTGGGATACTATACAAGCACAAACATCAGCTCTTGCGAGTCCAGTGTTCCACTTATATTCACTCACATCCACAGAAAAGGTTCCATCTAAAGATGTAACCCTCTTCATAGAATCAGATTGAGTTGTAAAGTGTTTTGGGACAATAAGTAAGGTGATACATTTCTCATCCTTTTTTGTGTTACCGAACACACCCCATCCAATCTGACCAACATCAGAATAGCATCTAATCATACTAATTTTGATGTCTGATGGTGCATTTAAATACATTCCACCGGCTGTTTTAGATTCAGGGATAACTTTCGCTGACTTACCCTTAAATTTCTCACTCCGTGATTTCTTTTCTGCCTTTTCAGCCTTTGGCTTTTCCTTTGGCTTATCGGCAACCTTTGGTTTTTCAACCACGGGCTTACTTTCTGGTATGATACTTTTTTCGGATTTCTCAGCAGATCGGCCACAATTTGTGCAAAATCTTCCATCAAGGATGACATCACAACATAGCAAATTCAGAGAATTTTTGTATCCGCAATATTTACAGTGTTTACCCAAAGTGTCACATTGCATACACTTTGAAACCTTACCGTTAGAGCAATCCTTACAAGTTAAGTGTGCACCCTTTCGGGTTTTACCACACCTACACCTTGTCTGTATACTACCAATTGATATCGGTTTTGGGGGTTGTTCGGCCTCGACCAAAATTGGCCCTTCAGCAGAAGTTGACTTGGCCTTTAACAAAGCCTTATCAATAGATGAAATATCGATATTTCTAACTCGACTGTAAATGTCAGAAATTACGTTACTCAAACTCTCGGGTTTTACTGTGGTGGCAGTAGTGGTCGTTGGACCATCTTCCGTGGAGTCTGATTTTTCATAGATAGCGTTATCAAGCAATTTTTGCTTGTTATCACTCATGAGGGCTGAAATTAATTCATCATTTGCCAAATCAACTCTTGTCATTGGCCTAATTTCACCTTTTTTGTTTTCCCGAACTCGGGTTTCACGCTTGGGGCCACCCTGTCGAATTATCTTCTTGTGTCCCCCCATGCCTCCTCCATGGGTATGAGTGTGGACACCGTTTTCCACAATATTTAAAAAGTGTTCTCGGTGATCACGCTCATCATCATCGCGATCTTCCCCGGCATCAATATAGAAGTCATCTTCATGTTTCCTCCCATATCTATCATACCGTTGTCGGTGGAATCCATATTTGTCCTGGTCAGGATCCCTTGCCCAATCTTCCTTCGCATCCCAACCATCTTCCCACTCCTCATAAAGATCATCCAAATAGTTCTCGTATTCCTCATTATCAGGAACATACCCCCATTTGTAACATAAATCCTCATATCTGTTATAATCAATATATTCATGTCTCATTTTATCATAAACATACACATGCCAATCAAATTTCTTTGGATTGGCTTCTCGTATAATAAATTCCGAGTAAAATGTACGTAATAACCTGAGACACCTTACAAAGGTATGTATATTAGAAGCATTCACTAATCCATCAACATCTTCCATAACAAAATCGCAAATACCAATCGAGAATTCTCTCTTTACCGGTATTACGATAATGCTACCTAGACTCAGATTCATGTCAGTTAGAACTGAGGGGAATGTATCTTTAAATATATACTTATGTGAAAATATTTTTACACCAATATCTCTTCCGTCAGGATGAAATTTACCATGAATAGCTTTAAGCTGTTCATCATTTATCCCTAACGTTGTTGATATAAAATGTTTCATAACAGGGTAGGTTAATTTTGTATCTAAACCATGTTTCCATAAGACATACATAACTACTAAATAATTATATAATAGAGTCGAATTCTCAAATCTACCCTCAAAATATCCTTTCAATTTCGAAAACCAATTAGGTTCACTATTGATAGGATTTAGCTGGTAGCCGGTAAACATACGTACACCTTGAATAATACGATACTTGTCGTATCCATAGGCAACGAATGTTAAACCACCAAATATAATAAAACTAGCAATCAATACTACAATCCAGATATTAGCAATCTTAATAAGTGAATTTTCTCCATCTAATAGTATTATAATTTCATACCAATACTTATTAGGAAAAT